AAGCTCTGCAGTTGACAAGATAAGTAATCGACTGTACAATACAAACTCTAACAACACAGGAACAACAATGTCTCGACAAATCCTTATCACCAAACGCGACGGAACCAAAGAAGACCTCGATTTAGAAAAACTCCACAAAGTAGTATTTTATGCATGTCAAGGCATCGCTGGCGTCAGCGCAAGCGAAGTGGAAATCAAAAGCCACATCCAATTCTATAATGGCATTACCAGCAGTGACATACAAGAAACTCTGATCAAGAGCGCCGCTGATCTAATCAGCGAAGAGACTCCCAACTATCAGTATGTTGCTGGTCGTTTGATCAATTATCATCTGCGCAAGCAGGTGTACGGCAAGTTCGAGCCAGACACGTTGGCAGAAATTACACAGCGAAATGTTGTTAGAGGTTTTTACGATGCTGAGATACTTGAAAAGTATTCAGTTGAAGAGTTTGACGAACTGAATTCAGTCATCCGTCATGATCGTGACGAAAATCTCACATACGCTGCCATGGAACAATTCCGCGGCAAGTACTTGGTGCAGAATCGTTCGACTGGTGAAATTTTTGAAACACCGCAGGTTGCTTACATGCTGATAGCCATGACGCTGTTTGCTGACTACACTAAAAATCGTATGCAATGGGTACGTGACTATTACGATGCCATCAGCAACTTTGATATCAGCTTGCCCACGCCTGTGATGGCGGGTGTACGAACACCGCAGAGACAGTTCAGCTCTTGTGTGCTTATTGAGTGTGATGATAGCTTGGATAGCATCAACGCTACCAGTAGCAGCATTGTCAAATACGTGAGTCAGAAAGCTGGCATTGGTATTGGTGCTGGCAAGATACGTGCTATTGGTAGTGCAATACGTTCAGGCGATGCCACCCACACTGGCGTTATTCCATTCTATAAACTTTTCCAGAGCGCTGTGAAAAGTTGCAGCCAGGGCGGAGTACGCGGCGGCGCTGCCACATTGTATTATCCCATCTGGCACCTGGAAGTGGAAGACATGCTGGTGCTCAAGAACAATAAAGGAACTGAAGACAATCGTGTGCGTCACATGGACTACGGTGTGCAGTTCAACAAGTTGATGTATGAGCGACTCCTGAGTGGTAGAGATATCACTCTATTCAGCCCAAGCGATGTTCCTGGCTTGTACGAAAGCTTCTTTAACGATCAGGAACGTTTTAAGGAACTGTATGAGACAGCAGAGCGTAACACCCACATACGCAAGAAGCGCATTCCAGCAATTGAACTTTTTTCGTCGTTTGTAACAGAAAGAAAAGACACTGGTCGCATCTATTTGATGAATGTGGATCACGCTAACACTCACAGCAGCTTCATGGAAGACGTGGCTCCCATCCGCATGAGCAACCTGTGTACAGAAATTAACCTGCCCACTGTTCCGCTCAAGAGTGCTGACGACCCTGACGGCGAGATTGCACTGTGTACCCTGAGTGCACTTAACTGGGGTAACTTCAAGACCAAAACAGACATGCGTAGGGCTTGTGAACTGGCAGTACGAGGACTAGACGCTCTGTTGGACTATCAAGATTACCCTGTAGTGGCAGCCGCGCTGGCAACCATGAAGCGCCGCCCTCTGGGCATCGGTATCATTAATTTTGCGTTCTGGCTGGCCAAGAATGACACCACTTATCAGAACCCCAACCTGGAACTCATAGACGAGTGGGCTGAAGCCTGGAGCTATTATTTGATCAAAGCCAGTGCTGACTTAGCAGTGGAAAAAGGTGCCATCTCTGGTAACATGGAAACCAAATACGGACACGGCATCACGCCCAACCAGACGTACAAGAAAGAAGTTGACGAGCTTGTGCCACACGTTGAGCGTATGCCCTGGAAAGAGCTCCGTGAGCAGCTCAAGCAGACTGGCATACGCAACAGCACATTGATGGCATTGATGCCAGCAGAAACCAGCGCACAGATCAGCAACAGCACAAACGGTATTGAACCCCCACGCAGCTTTGTGAGTATCAAGCAGAGCAAGCATGGTGTACTCAAGCAAGTGGTACCGCAGTATCACAGATTGAAGAACAAATACGACTTGCTGTGGGATCAGAAATCTCCCGTGGGCTATCTGAAAATATGCGCGGTCCTGCAAAAGTATATTGATCAAGGAATTAGCGTAAATACTAGTTACAACCCAGAACACTATGAGGACGAAAAGATCCCCATGAGTGAATTGCTCCAGCACATTGTGATGTTTTACAAATATGGTGGCAAGCAAATGTATTACAACAACACCCATGATGGTCAAGGCGAAATTGACATCAACAAGAAAGACACAGATGATCTAGCACCAGGCGAGATTGACGACGAAAATTGCGATAGCTGCACCATATAAGAGGACACACACATGCTACCCGGACTAACAGTTTACAATGAACCAAGAAACTTGGGCATCTTGGAAATCTCCAAGAATGCCAGCACTCGATTTCGTGTGCTAAAAGATCGCGAAGGCTGGAGCCAGAGATACGTTAAAGATTTACCTGCAGATTGTCGCTATGTGGCAATTCTGCGCGATCCAGAGGATCGATACATCAGTGCAGTAAACATGTTCCTGCGCACAGAGAATGTGCTGTTCCGACAGCCCATCACGTTTGCTAACTATCTCACAGAAGACCAACACTTCATCACACAAAAGCGTCATGTGGACCCAGTATTAGAAATGGGTGCACCAATTGACTACTGGTGGTTTGGACCGGATCTGGTGCCTGCTATTAACGAGCATTACAATCTGGAACTTGCCAACCTAACAGTATTCCTGAACAAAACAAACGAAAAAGCCATAACTTCTGCCAATCCTGACTTTCTTCGCAAGCACTATGCAGAAGACTATGATCTGATTGCGTCAGTAAAATTTCTAAACAAATAAAGGATAGATATGTCAGTATTTGATAACACAAAAAGAGACCATACCGCTCCCACGATGTTTCTGGATGGCAGCGTTAATGTACAACGGTATGATACACTGAAGTATCGCCAGTTTGACAAACTGACTGACAAGCAATTGGGATTCTTTTGGCGTCCTGAGGAAGTAGACATCGGTCGTGACAGCAAAGACTTCAAGGATCTTACTGATCACGAACGGCATATCTTTACTAGCAATCTCAAGCGACAGATACTGCTGGATAGTGTACAGGGTCGCTCACCCAACTTGGCTTTTCTGCCTATAGTGAGTCTGCCTGAGCTAGAAACCTGGATTGAGACTTGGGCGTTTTCAGAAACCATCCACAGCCGCAGCTACACTCACATCATTCGCAATGTATACAGCGATCCCAGCGTGGTATTTGACCAAATGCTAGACAGTCCTGAAATTGTCAAGTGTAGTGATGCTATCACGCAGTACTATGACAAGCTCATAGAGCTCAATCACAATCCTCGTAAGTTTGGTAGTCACGAGCACAAGGAAGCGTTACATGCATCCATCATGGCAGTAAACATCCTGGAAGGTGTTCGTTTCTACGTGAGCTTTGCGTGTTCATGGGCTTTTGCTGAATTGAAAAAGATGGAAGGCAATGCCAAGATCATCAAGTTTATTGCTCGTGATGAAAACGTGCACTTGGCTAGTACACAACAGATGCTCAAGATCATGCCCACAGACGACAAGGACTATGCTGGTATCGCTGAAGCCAAGCAGGAAGAATATGTACAAATGTTCGTTGATGCGGTGGAGCAGGAGAAGGCATGGGCAGACTATCTGTTCAAGGATGGCAGCATGATTGGTTTGAATGCGCAGCTACTCAAAGACTACATTGAGTGGATTGCCAGCAAGCGCATGCGAGCAGTTGGATTGCCTTGCCCTTACAGTGTACCAGCTCATAACCCGTTACCCTGGACAGAGAAGTGGATACGCGGCAGTGATGTACAAGTGGCACCACAAGAGACCGAGATCAGCAGCTACATTATAGGTGGCACCAAGCAAGACGTAAACGAAGACACCTTCAAAGGAATGAGCTTATGAAGTTTGTTGTATACACCAAACCAGACTGCGGTTATTGCGTGATGGTAAAGAAACTGATGAATGAGAACAATCTGGAATACGACGAGGTCGATATCACACAAGATCATGAAGCGCACAACTTTGTGGTAAATGTTAAAAAGCACCGCACTGTGCCTCAGATATATCTTGACGGACAACTGTTTGTGGAGGGTGGATACCAGGGCATGAAAAAACACATACAAGAACAAAAAGACACACAAGAACTATTGAACAGCCTGGGAGGCATATAATGTATAACGCAAGGGAATTACTGGGTAAAATTGTCACACTCAAAACAGCAAACGGACAAGAGCTGGTGGGACGGTTGATTGGTATGAACGAAGATGGCAGCGTATTCACCATCAACAAACCAAAATTCATCACGGTGTCAGTGGAAAACAACCAGCAAGCAGTTTACATGATGCCTTTTTACCTTACTGCCACAGCACAGGATGAGCACTTTAATTCAGCAAGTTTCCTGGCCATAACAGCAACCATGGAAAGCACAGCAGATGAATATCTCAAGTTAGTCCAAGAGGAAGAACCTGTTGAGAGTGTGGAAGTGGAAATTGATCCAGAGCCTGATACTGCTGATGCATCAGTTGACGCTGAAAGCGTTGAGAGCTAAATAGTAGTATGGCATTAGGAGTAGGTCAAGTTGGTGTAAGCATAGTGGGCGGTGGTATTATCACTGGCCCTGGTATACCCAACATACTAGTAGAAGGACAGCCCATCAGCGTGATAGGAGATACTGTAGCTCCACACGGAGAAGCACCACATACAAACCCCACCATGATAACTGGTAGCTCGACTGTTAAAGCGGGTGGTAGACGTATTTGTATCGAACAAATTAGCACTGCCACCTGCAATCATCCTCAGAGTACAGGTGCCCCCACCGTTAAAGCTTCATAATTCTTGTTTAAATATCTGAGCATACATCAGAACATCATCTGGTGTCTGGTCACTCAAGCAATCCCAATCGTCAGCTAGCATATACATAAAGTATGCAGCTTTTTCACTATCAAACACATGCCCTGTTGGGCAGACATAAACATCCTCAACTGTGTTGGTGCGAAACACTGGTGAAATTTTGGGCAACTTGGGATTTTCCAAGATACTGCGTCCACATGGTGGGTTAATCATGGTACGAAGCATGTTATAGCTTAACAGTGAACGCTGTGGCATTTCGTACTGATAGTTTTCTGGATAGACATCGTGAAGCCATACACCATTCTGATCCACGATGGGAGTGGGCTCACGTGGATTCAAGTAGTCCTGCTTGTGTACTGCGACATTTATGTCATCCAAAATCTGCTTGCTGTCTGAAAAAGAATGGGTGGAAATCATGTCACATTGCAGCAGGCTATAACCGGCAGCGACAATATTACGATGTGTTTTTGACCAGTCGGTGCCTAAATACATCTTGCCTGCATGTTGTCCAGCACCATCCAATTCAAAGCAAAAACGACAACCCAGTTCTTTGAGCGATGTTATCAGATCAGTATCGCATTGTGCGTAAGTATGTATGATTACTTTTTCTTTGAAATGTTGAGCGAACGCAAGTAGATCGGGCCAGCACACAGGATCACCATAGTGGCACTTCAGGATAATTTCATCATGCTCTGCAACCTTGCTCACAGCTAGATCAAAATCCAGATGCACCAACGGATAATTGCGTGGCCCAAACATATGCTGATGCCAGCGGGCTTGTGGGCCCACTGTGTTATATACTGTACTGTGTGTGGTTACATCTAGGTAAATCAAAATTTCGGAGTAGACGTTTGGAAATCCAAGATCTTGTCGTATTCTCCTAGATCACCATCATAGTAAAAAGCAGGAGCACTATCTTGGTCATCGTCTTCTGGTGGCACAAGTTCTTGGTCAGATTCAGCGTACACACCAACAGAATACTCTTCCACCATGACAGTGTCGCCTAGAGTTCCACGAATGGCAAACATGTAGATCCCGGGAACTTGCGTTTTATCGTCCATCTTATTGGTGTCGATTATTACATTGCCTGTGGCTAAATCAACAGTGATCCATGGAGGCGGGACAGCAAAATCCAAAATAGCTACATCGGTTGCTGTATCCTGAATCCCCAAATTAAGAGTAACCACTTGACTCGCTTGTACCTCCGCTATTCTTCCGCGAAGTTGAGATAAAGATTCTTCCTGAAATGAAAACGTTTTGGTAATGGCGGCGTTAACACTGCTATAGTCAATGTTTCCTGAGGTATTATCAAAATTGAGTAGATACGGGCCTTCCTGAATACCTTTTGCTATCAAGTGTGTTTTAATTTCTGGAACAGATTCAGCTGGACTATCTTCGAGGTAGTGTGTTACCACGCCTGCAACGATTCCAGCACCCAAACTGGTTCCAGCACTTACTGCATAAGTGTTGTCTTTTGTTGCTACTGAAATCTTTTGTCCTGGCGCAAAAATATCTACCTGTGCACCAAAATTTCCTGCTACTGGTTTCTGGTCTGGGTTTAGAGTGTTACTAAATTGACTTACGGCAAAGTCGTAATCATGTGCGCCCACCGTGATGATCTCTTCAACACCAGCAGGACTCAGAGTGTTAACGTCTACACCTTGGTTACCAGCCGCTGCCACCACCACCAAGCGTTCCTGGTCAAACTGACGAATGTAAGCATCCAAAAAATCGTTCTGGGTAATAACCCAGGGAAGACATATTACTTTGATCTTGTAGAAGGTTTTTTCGTGGTGTTCTGCTAGAGCGTTGAATGCTTCAATTAAATCAGACAACAATATTTGTCCTTTGTTTGTGTCAAAGATTTTGAGTACTTTGAGACTGGCGGTGGGTGCGGTGCCAATGTTTTGGCCCACGATCAGACTGGCCACACTGGTGCCGTGCCCTGCGTTGTCATTGCTGTCTGGAAACGCGCTATAAATTGTCTCAATGTCCGCGCCATCGAACTCATCAATTTCAGCGTTAACGCCTGTGTCCATGAGGTAAACAGTTTGAGCTTTACCGGTGTACTTGAATAGCTCATGGGCATGGGTACCTTGATAGCCTTTTTGCCCTGTTGGATCAACCAACAGCTTCAAGTGGTCCGTGGTGTAGCTTTCACCCTGGAAATCTACTGTAGCATCTGCAGGTGCAGAACCCACGACATGTTCTACAGAATCAAGACTTTGTGCATCAACCAGGAAGGTGAATCCTGGCTTGAAGTGTTTGATGATGGTGATCCCTGCTTGTTCAAGACTTTCACGTGCCTGTCTAAGCGACAATATTTTGCTAACATCCAGGGTTACGATGTATTTCATTACGACTCCAATAATTTTGTGTTCTGTTCACGATTACTATAACTATTTATGGGAAACTCAATGCAGGAGATGTATACTTGGAAATCGGATGCCCCACAACAGTAGCATGGAATCATGATTCACAGGTTCTGAGTATAACGATTAAAGATTCTGGTGAAGCAAATGTAGTTGATCTAATTGCCAACCAGTTACAAAACTATGCCAGTGCCAGGGTCTTCTTGAGCGGGGGCATGGACAGTGAGACCAGCCTGATTATGGCTAAAAGAGCCATAACCAAGGTGGAAGCCTGCGTGTTTGCCTATACCTGGCAAGATCAGATAGTGAATGGGCATGATGTTGCAAACGCCGTGCACACAGCCAAAAAGCATGATGTGGAATGCTATGTAAGCACACATGAATTGGATGTATTTTTCAATCGTGATTTGCCCAGCGCAATCAAGATGTACAACACACAGAGTCCACAAGTAGCCGCTCATCTGCATGCATTAAGTGAAAATTGTCAGGGAACTGACGTATGCATAATGGGTGGTGAAGTGCCCCTGGTTTTACAGCATCAAGACAAAATACTCACTGCGTTTGAGTTAGACAAGCATGGAGTGGGCCCGGGATTTTTTTACATCATTAACACCATCCTGCCGTTTCACCGTTTTGCTGACCTGCATGGAATTGAAGTGATACGAAACCCTTTTATGATGAGTCCAGAAATATTGTTTGCTGGGTACAAGCAAAATCTCAAAGTGTATGCACGTGGACAAGGGCATGTTACCCAGAGTCTGAAAACAAATGGCACGGGCTATCGCCAGGCATATTATGACAGCCTGGGCATTGGTGTATCCAAACACTTACTCAAGAGGACTGGGTTTGAAGAGGTCAAGATGCACTTGGCTTCAGTAACTGGGAACTATGATGAGTTTGACAAGCGTTACCGTAATCCATACACCATACCCACAGTAAAACGTTTTCGTGCGCTGGGAGATCACGTGGCATTGAAACAATGCTTTGCCGATCTGCCACCCATAACGCCACTAAACACCTATTCCTTTGACTGGTAATAAATAGTAGTAACCGCCCTTGGGACCGGTTGGGTTTGAGCAGCCCTGGTGTCCTGATTCGCTACCAGGCCACCAAAAGTGTTCACCATTAAGTGTAATGTTAACAATTTACTTTAACTTGTATAAATAATGGAACTTAGGCACAAAGGACACCGCAACAATGGCAAAAACACCGTACGAGATTAGACTTGAATTAGTTCGTGAAGCAAAAGAGATTTTGCAAGCACAAGCAAAAGACCCAGAGTCTATGCCATCCACAGAAGACGTTCTAGCTGAAGCAGAAAAGCTTAACGACTTCGTGAGCACTAAACCCGACCACCAACACAACCGTTAATTTCTGGCCAAATACACGCCAACGACGCCTTTTTCTTGTGGTGGTGATACCATTCTGGTGTAAATAAAGACATACAAATACACACAGCACCACACACTAAAAGGAAACCACAATGGCGAATCGCAAACAGCGTCGAGCAGCAGCCGCTCAAAAAAGAAAGACAGCAGCACCTGGTGCAATAGACAGCGCCCCTGATCAAACCGCAAACCAAGAAGTAAAAATTGATACTAGCAGTGATGACGTGATGCATCGTTTGCTGGATGCCAAGATTGAAATACCAGTTGGGCTGCTTCGTCAGAAGCATATCTTTATTGCTACACCCTGTTATGGTGGCCAGATTGGAGAGCCGTACTTCCGAAGCATGATGCGACTGACCATGCTGTGCAACAAATATGATATTCCATACACCATTAGCACACTGGCAAACGAGAGTTTGATCACACGGGGACGCAACACTCTGGTGAGCTTCTTCATGGAGAACCCCAAAGCCACTCACCTGTTCTTTATCGACGCTGACATTGAGTTCAATCCAGAAGACTTGTTGCGCATGGTTGCTTATGACAAGCCTGTTATCGTGGGTGCATACCCCAAGAAGGCTGTTAACTGGGAAAGCATCATGACAGCAGCTCGCACCATCCCTGAAGAAACATCAGATACAATCGAAGGACACAGCTCCAACTACGTGGTCAACTTTGAGTTTCTAACTGACGAAAACGGCAATCGCCTTCCGCAAGTACAAATTGTGGACAACCTGGTCAAGCTCAAAGACGCTGGAACAGGATTCATGTGCATCAAGAAAGAAGTGATTCAGAAGATGTTTGACGCCATGCCTGAGCTGAGCTACAAGAATGACATCAACGTGGACAACAAATTTGAGCCTTTCATGTATGCGCTATTTGATGCCATTATTGATCCAGAAAGCCGCCGCTATCTGAGTGAGGATTATACCTTCTGTCGACGCTGGCAGAACATGGGTGGTGAAGTATATCTGGACCCACGCACAGCACTCAACCACGTGGGACACTACACATTCCGCGGAAACATCCGCAAACTATTCACAGGAGAAAACCGTCATGGCCAAAAGCCCGGAAAATAAAACCATAATCAGCATCCTGTTGCCCACCCGTGGGCGCACAAACATTCTGCTCAAGAGCATCAAGACTCTGGTGGAAAAGGCTAATGATCCCAGCCGTCTGGAATTGCTAGTGGGTATTGATGAGGATGATACTAAAACCAAAGAGTACTTGCAATCTGAAGTTGCTGAGTATCTGAAAGAGCACGGTGTTGAGTGCCGCGCAAGTGTATTCAAGCCCATAGGTTACACCAAGTTACATCACTATGTGAACACTCTGGCTAGCCAGGCACGTGGTGAATGGTTGTTCTTCTGGAACGACGATGGCTTGATGGAAAGTGAAGGTTGGGACGATGCTATTGAAGCTCGCAATGGTGAGTTTAAGCTGTTTGCGCCCACTGATAATCACGATGGTCATCCATACGCTATTTTCCCCATTGTGCCCATTGACTGGTTCATTCTCATGGAGCACCTGAGCCAGAATGCACAGAACGATACATGGTTGAGCCACATTGCTTACATGCTGGATATCTTTGAGCGTCTGCCAGGTGTGCAGTTTATCCATGACCGTGCAGATCTCACAGGTAACAACAATGACGAGACATTCCAGAATCGTCGTTACATGGAGGGCAATCCTTCAGATCCAGAGGACTTTGGGCACCCAGATATGCAGCAAGCGCGTGTGCGCACAGCTCACAAGATTGCATGGTTCCTGGAGCGCATTGGACAGAAGTCAGAATGGTGGGAAAAGGTTAAAGCAGGTGAGCAAGACCCATTTGAGAAGATGAAAGCCAACACCAAGCCCACCATGAAGGGAGCAGGTGTCAAGCCAGCAATTGGCAGCGAGGCTCAAGCAGCCCAGCCCAGCAAGAGCAAGCTAGCAGACGACGATAAAATTAGCTTGTAACGATAAATAGTGATATGCTTATAGAACATATCATCACGCCTCGACCCAGAAAGTATCCTGAAAATATCAGCTACAGTGATGTCACTGACGAGTATGGGTCCGAGTTTGCCATGCAATTTATGGAGGCGCAATTATATGCCGAGAGCAACTCCAGGACAATCCTTGAGAGTAGCAACACAGATACTGTGAATTATTTCAAGAAGCTGCCAAGCACAAAACCCAAAGCGGGACAAAAATATTATGGCATGCACTTGGCATTGATGCATGAATCAATCCAAAGCTTGGCTAGTTTTCATGGCACGGTTTTGAAAGTACAAAGAGCACAATCGAAATCCACGATTGATTCAAGTGCCATTGACGGCGTCGAATATACGGTGGAACTGGATAACGGTGAAACTGTGGTCTATCCAGGAATACTGAGTAATAATGTCCGCATGCGTGTGTTATTCTTTGATGATTTACGCAGCTTTAATCAAGTGAAGGCACAGTTAAGAATGTCTCACAATGTCAACTTCAAAAAAATACAAGAGCATGTGTTTCGTGATCGCACGGGATTCATGCTTACGGAACGCTATATCAATCTGATCGGTAACGACCCCAAAAAGTCACAGTATGCCGATGAGGTTTTTGCTCTGTTGCAGAAAGCCTACGCTGACATAGGTGGTATTCGCGGTAATGGATTTAACTCACCTGAAGACATGGTAGCCAAAATACCTTTCTGGAAGCTGGTTAAAAAGGATGGACGCATCGTGGCAGCAGTGTTGTACAAAGACAAGAACGGACGCAAGAGTGTAGCAGTGGGTACAGACGGTAGTCCAGAAGCCAAACGGGCATATCAGGATGCCATCAAGCAAGAACCCAAGCGCAGCTACAGCGAGAAAAGTAAAGCCAGTTTGGGGGCGTTCATCAAACATGCGGGCAATATAGAGCAACATGCGCAGACACCTGAGCAAGCTGAAAAAGTTCTCCAAGAGCCTGTGATACCCATGGCAGGCATGAGACCAGAAGACTGGCCTGTGGACGATAAAGAACGTGCAGCAACCCTGCAAACCATACAAAAATATCCTGAGCTTGAGCGCTATGGCTACTTCAGAGACATTGGTGGGGTCAACAGCTTCAAGGTCATGGTGGGCACACCCAACCTGCCCATCAAATAGCACTTGACATTCACCCCAGATAGTGTATCATGGTACTGTAACCTCTCAAGGAGATGTACCATGCGATACGATCACTATAAAACACCCCGTTCCCAGAGCCCCAGCCTGGCGTGCCTGCAATGGCGTGGGGAACCCAAGCCCAGCACCCTGAAAAGAATTCGCAGATCACTGTTTTGGACAGGCATTTTTGTGCTGTGTCTTTCAACTTATTTCTAAACTCCAACAAAATCAAGCACTTACAGGCTTGACAGATCCGGTCGTTATGCTATCATATATGTGTAGGTTGGAGTTAAGGAGTTAGACATGGCATTTGCCCCAAGTAACACATATTTTGACGTCGGCGATGGCAGCATCGTGGGCAGTTTCCTGGAGAAGGACACGGGCAACCTGTTCGAGTTCAGCAAGAACACTGACGATGTCATGGCAGAGTGGCCACACAAGGTGTGGGTAACCACTCCTCGCCCGGGCATTGACAGCGGCTACCGCTATGCCATGGTCAAGAAGACCTGCGTGTACGTTGTGACTGACGAGGACGAGCATGGCCGTCCTGTGGTTGACAAATGGTACTCCAAGCAGTACAATGTATATCCATTTCCGGAGGTCGTGTAATGGATTATATCGAGAAAATGAAAGCACAAGGTTTCATCCAACACCCGAACGGGACCTGGTATGACCCCGCGCCAGTAGAACCAAACGTGGAACCCAAAGAGCATCCCCACGCCAGGTGGGACCGCGAGCGTGAACAGCAAGATTCACTTTACGCCATGAAAAACACCACTGACTGGAGGTAGCGTAGTGTACGGCGTTTACCGAAAATCACAGAGGCAGATAGACTGCCCTGATGGACACACCAGTGCCGAGAGCGCAAAGGTAAAGCGCGGTGGTAAGCATCTTGTATTCAAACGCGAGAAAGAAGCGCAAGCATGGGTAGCAGTAAACGACGGCGATTTTTTCGTCCGCAAGGTTAGCAAAGGAGTAACGTGATGTCAGCAAGAGATCGATTGATTGAGTTAGTAGAGGACGGCATGGTAGATCCAGTAACGGCCATCACCATGTGCGCCAAGTGGATGACCAACGATGAAATTGCAGAGATGCTGGACCAGAACGAGCTCAGCGAACGATTCATGGAAGAAGCATGAAAGTATATGTGTGCTACAGTGCAACCTTCGACGGCGGCATGGGATGCTATCGTGAGGTAGAGTGTGTGGTGAGCAGCGAAGAAGCCGCCATATGCTGGGAAGAAGATTTCGAGAATAACGATTACGAGTGGCGCGAGTACGAAGAGTTTTTTGTGCTCGACGAAGCGCAAGCGACGGAATAAGGAGATAAGCAATGACACTGGACTATGAAACCGTAGCACAAAACTTCCCCAGCGCCAGCACCATCCAGGTGGGCGAGCGCATCACGGTAAAGGATGTACCTGCCAGCACCTACCCAGGCGGTGTTACTGATCTGGAGATCCATCGTTTAACTGATCAGTACTTCAGCGTACAGGGAGTGTAGTCATGAAAATCTGCATGAAATTCAAGCATCGAGCGGGCACACCGTACAAACACAGGGGAGACCACAGACGCCTGCGCCGACGCCTGCGCCCCATGCGCACTGAATATGCGCGTGTGTGGGAGATCTGGGACTTGCGGCGTCAGAGTGATTACGGGCATGCTGAAAGCTATGCCAAGATCAAGATGGCTTTTGATGGTTTGGAATTTTGAGAAAAGGCTTGACATATCTGGTCTTTTTGCTAGACTATATATGTAGGTTAAACAAGGAAGTGAAATGAACATTCTTTACATCCACGGTTGGGGCAGCAGCTATGATCCCGACTCTGATAAAGTTGAAGCTCTGCGCAAGCTGGGCGATGTATACGGTGTGAACCTGGACTACACTGAGGGCTATGAAGCAGTTCTTGCTCGTGCTGTGGGACACGTTGTGATGCATGACATTCACCTGGTGGTGGGCACCAGCATGGGAGGCTACATGGCCAGCCATGTGGGCAAGATGATGAAGATTCCTTATGTGGCATGCAACCCTGCCCTGCGTCCTGCACCACAACTTCGCAAGTATTTGGGTGATGGTGAGACATACGATGGTCGTCCTTACCACTTCACAGACGAGGCGCGACGTAGCTATCCAGTGTTTGCAGGAATAAAGCTCAAAGAGCGTTTCCAGGCCATCTTTGGTGGGAACGGAATCACTGGATTGATTCTGTTGGATCGTGGCGACGAGGTCATTGACGCAAACGAAACACTGACATACACCCGATGCATCAACCCCACGTTCATGTTTGAGGGTGGAAGCCATCGCTTTGAACACATGCAAGAAGCAGTCCGTTATATTGAACAACTAACGCCCCTCAAGGAGGCAGCATGATTACTAGCAACATTGTGGTAACCCGCAAAGAAGGCGGTCTGGAAGAATTTGCTGGTGTGACACAGTACACCGTACACAATGGATTCCTGATCTTGCAGTGGCCTGCGGGCAAACAACATTGGCTCAACGCTGACGATGTGCTGGAGATCCAGGTACAGTCAGAAGGCCAAGCGGAAGAATCACTGAGCTTGTGATGAAAGACAAAATGATCTCTGCTTACATGGATGTGGCAGAGAGGTTTTCACAGTTGAGCAGCGCCAAGCGTCTGCATGTGGGCGCCATTGTGGTGAAAGATGACCGCATCATCAGCATTGGCTATAACGGCATGCCTGCTGGATGGTCCAACGAGTGTGAGTATACACTACCAGACGGGTCGTTAAAAAGCAAGCCAGAGGTTTTGCATGCAGAACGCAACGCACTGGACAAACTGGCCCGAGGCACTGAGTCAGGCATGAGCGCCATGATGTTTGTGACCCACGCACCCTGCATTGAGTGCGCCAAGAGCATTTATGGCGCTGGCATTCACACTGTGTACTACCGCGATAAATATCGTGACACGGCAGGGCTTGACTTCTTACAGCAAGCCGGAGTAAACGTCGTACACAGAGAGAACTCATGAAAAAAGCAATGTGGTATATTTTAGGCATGTTATGCGTGGGCATGGCATATATTGGTTTTGTGACACCAGGAATTCCATTCAGTCACTTCTTGTTGGGAGCAGCATTCTGCTTTGCCAAGAGCAGCGAGCGTATGCATGCATGGCTATACAACCATAAATGGTTTGGTCCGTTCCTGACCAACTGGAGCGAGAAGCGAGTCTTCCCCACCAAGGCCAAATACGGTATGTTGGTGGTCATGAGCAGCAGTTTGCTCATCAACTGGTTTACCTTGCACAGCATACCAGCAGTGCTGGGATTTGCTGTAATTTGCGGATTGGTTGCCGTGTTTACATGGCGTTACCCTGGCAGCGTGGAAGAGTGGGAACGCAGAGAAGCATTAAAAACAAACACACAGGAATAGTATTATGACAGACGCCATGATTGACATCGAGACGCTGGGCACAGACCCAGACTCAGTCATTCTCACCGTGGGTGCAGTAAAGTTCGACCCTAAAAACCTTAAAGAGCCCACACAAAAGGTCACCTGGAAACTGGACACAGACGAGCAGTTTGTGCTGGATCGCAAAACCAGCGAAAGCACACTGGAATGGTGGGGTCGCCAAGATCCTGAAATTCGCGCCAGAGCTTTTGCGGACCATGGACGCATCGGTTTAGATGCATTTTTCAAAGAGTTCAACAAGTATGTCACAGGCTGCAAAAACATCTGGTGCCAGGGCCCACAGTTTGACATGGTCATGATTGAGAATCTTTACCGCCAGAAGTTGCATCACACCAGCTGGAAGTACTGGCAGATCAAAGACAGCCGCACGTTGTTCAGCCTGATGGAGGTAGACCCTCGTAAAGCCATTCAGGTGGAAGCGCACGATGCGGCAGAAGATGCCTACTGGCAGGCAGTTTGCGTTCAGAAAACTTTCAAGTATTTTGGATTGGAAGACGCATAAATACCATGTGCGTCCCAAACTGGGCGCTCTCTAAAACATCAGGAGATACACATGGAACGTAAACTAACAACTGGCGGCACGTCAGCCAATCTACCCATGGGCTGGGGTGAGCCTTGGGGATATCCAAGAAATAAAACATTCATTTGGCTGGGCGAAGAAGCAGCTACTGAAGACGATATCGCTCGCCTGCGTAGCAAGGTACCTGGCGCCAAAGTTGACAAGCTTTCGCTCGTGGGAACACATGCCCGTGACTGGAATGCCAAGCAGTACGTGGACAAGTTTGGTGATCGTGAAGCACTGCTCAAGTCCGGTAAGCTGGGTGACCCTTGGGAAACACTGAACTGCCCAGGCGGTCTGGGATCATGGGAATATCAGAGCCAGGATCTGCCAGCAGGTTTTGATCGTGTGATGGCGCCACGCAAATGGTTGTGGGATGACCGAGTCAAGCCTGTGAAGCTAGAGCGCAGCAAAGGCGGTGAGCCTGCGCATATTGTAGACAAAGGTGACGGTCACCGTGATAGTTACATTGGCGGACGGCCCAAGACTCCCGCAGCAGACATCTATAAGCTCAAGTGGGATGCTGAGACACAAAAGCACAAGCTGTAATAGATCTCATAAATAGTTGCAAGTCCCGGCGCAAGCCGGGCGCAACACAGGAGATCAACATGAAACAAATTCTAACCCTGGCACTTGCCTTGGTTCTGGTAGCTTGCGCACAGCAAGACATCAGCCCCACAGGTTCAGCCATGCAGGGAACACCAGTCAACCTTCGCGCAGAAGCATATGTACAAATGTGTGCTCGTGAGCCCAACAGTGTTCTTTGTCCTCAAGACATATCTGTAACCAACAGCAACGCTGATGAAGTCATGCGACAGGTTTGCCAGGATGGTAACTCATTCTTCTGGTGCGATCCAGTTGATGCACAGCCTGCTACTGGCACACGCATTCAGCGTGACCCCTCATACATGCAAGGCGAAAAGGTTCGAGTAAAAGCTCAGGCATATCAAGATATGTGTGCGCGTAATCCAGAATCGGTGCTGTGCCCATGAACTTTATAGAGCGTATTATTGCATGGATCAAGGAGTTTTTGGGCACGTTCGGCGAGCAGTCCAGAGATGATGTACCGCCACCACCAGCACCACCACCAGAGCCCATACCCGAACCACCCAAACCCCGAATCAGAGATGGAGTAGTCATGATGACCAAGAAAGACCTAGAGCAACTGCAAGCCCGAGCATTTCGCTTGTTCAATTACGAGTTCGACGACCGACAGTACAATGTCATGGAAGACTGGCGCAGTCACGCTGACGTGCTAGCAGAAGGCAAAGAGTTCACAGACGATTGTGACGGCTATGCCTTTACCATTTGCGAGACCTTGATCAACATGGGTGCGCCCAAAGAGAACGTCAAGTTCATCGTGTGTGAGACCGAAACAGGAGAAGGCCACGCTGTAGCAGGATACACCCTGGGTGATAAAACCTACATCCTGGAAAATCGTTATCGCGAAGTATATGACTGGACCGACCGTCCCGGATATATCTGGAACTTCTTCATGAAGTTCGACGAGCCAGGTCAGTGGTACAAGGTCACAAACGGCTAAAAAGGCTTGACAATGTCTCCAGTCATGCTATCATGGTATTCTACCATTAGCAAGGAAGTAGCATGGACTGGAGCATTTTACTACCGTACGTCATAGGCACCGTCATGGGTCTGTATTTCGGCTTCAAGCGTGGTATACGCATGGGCGCCAATCTCACAGTCATTCAGCTCTGCGCAGCAGGCTATCTTAAGTACACGGGCAATCCTGCCCAAGACGTTGAACTGTACAAGTTTGACGAGGAAATCCCCAACACCAGTGAGGAGCAATCATGATGTGCGGATGTGTGTATGAGGACTATTTCCAAGACGATGCTGAGGCAGAGCTCGAAGAAATACGTGAGCAAGCCCGCCAGGATCGTGACTGCCCCGAGATCGAATATGCCCAGGAGACTGAAGCAGCATGATATTCCCCATATTCCTTCCCATAGAAAGTGCCCCTGAACCTGCTCCAGAACCCATGGGAGGCAAGTTCAGCCACATGGGTGTGAGCGCAATGCTAGCTCAAGAGCAGGAGATGCTAGACATCATGGTAGAGCATGGCATTGGCTCAGAACTGGAGATCGAGCGGCAGAAGGGCAAGATCGACGGGCTTCAGCTGGCTAAAAACCTCACAGAACAGAACACCAACTGGTAATTATTTTAAAACTCTTTGAAAATCAAGCACTTAGGTGATTGACATATACGACCGTTTTGCTATCATATATACATAGGTTAAAGAAACGGAGCAAGAAGGCATGAAAGAGTTCACTGTATACCAAATCCACCCAGACCGTAGCCAGATTGACGAAGTCAATAAGCACGGTTGGGCTGCATTGCAGAACGAGGGCATGGAGGCTCTACGCGCCAAACACGACCTGGGCTTCCACGGTAGCGAAGCTTGGGAAGCATGGATGTTTGAGCACATGGAAGCATGTGTTGGTGTACAGGCT